GCGCAATCCTACTTCTCGATGAGATTGATCTTGCATCTAATAAAATCCTCTGCCTTCAATCCGTTCTAGAAGGTAAAGGTATCTTTCTTAAAAAGATTGGTCGTTTTGTAAAACCTGCTCCTGGGTTTAATGTGATTGCAACTGCAAACACTAAAGGTAAGGGTAGTGAGGACGGTAGGTTCATCGGCACCAACGTGCTCAATGAGGCTTTCCTGGAGAGGTTCCCAGTGACGTTTGAACAACAGTATCCTTCCACTTCTGTTGAAGTGAGGATTCTTGAAGGTGTTGCATCTCAACTGAATGTCAAGGATTCCGATTTCTGCAAACGTCTTGCTGATTGGGGTGACATTATCCGTAAGACATTCTATGATGGTGGAATTGATGAAATCATCAGCACTCGTCGTCTAGTTCATATCATTCGTGCTTACAGCATCTTTGGTGACAAGGCAAAGGCAATTCAAGTGTGTGTCAATCGATTTGATGATGAAACCAAGACTGCTTTCTTGGAACTTTATGACAAAATTGATGCCGATTTTGTAATGCCTTCCGAAACTCCTGAACTGACTATTGAGTATGGTCGTCTTGACAAAAACCTTCCCTTCTGATATGATGACTAATGCATGGTCTCTACTATACGATGAATTAAAAATGACGGAAAACTTTGAAACCAATTATGAGAGTTCAATTCCCAATCAAGATTTTTGGGAGAACGATGGTATTAGTATGACTGGAAATCCCTCCAATATTGCTCCAGATACAATTTGTTTTGGGGACACATATCTGTCTGGAGGTGTGGGGGATGATCGCATCAATTTTATTGGATATGCGACATCTTATCCTCGTCCCGCACATAATGTTAATACTGATGATACGATTAGTATCATTAATGAATCCCCCGCAATTCCTTGGAAATATAAGGAGGATAAAATTGTAAAAGAACTGCTAGAATATATCCGTAAAACATATAATCAACATTATTCTGCTGGTGATGATAAAATCCAAACTCTGGATTTGATCGAAGCCTGCGGTGATGGTGAATCATTCTGTCGCAGTAACATTCTTAAATATGCTTCACGGTATGATAAGAAAGGTACTCCCCGCCGTGACATTATGAAGATTCTGCATTATGCTGTTCTTCTAATGAACTTCAACGACAAGAACACAAAACGTGAACTCTATCCACAATAACAATGAAACTTCAAACTAACACTATGAAACTCTCTGAAAAAACTCTATCTCTTCTCAAGAACTTCTCTGGTATTAACCAGTCAATTCTCTTTAAGAAAGGTAACAAACTTCGCACCATTTCTGTTATGAAAAATATTCTTGCAGAAGTTGAAGTGGAGGAAGAATTTGAAAAAGATTTTGGAATTTATGATCTGAATCAATTTCTAAATGCAATGTCCCTGTATCAGAATCCGCAACTTAAGTTTGAAAACAATAGTTACGTTGGTATCAGTGAAGGAAATGCACGATCTAAGTACTTCTTTGCAGATCCTGCAGTAATTGTGACTCCTCCTGAAAAGTCCATTACACTCCCATCCGAGGATGTATGTTTTCAGGTAAATACTCAACAACTTGATAAACTTCTTAAAGCTGCTGCTGTTTATGGTGTTCCCGATCTTTCTGCGGTTGGCGAAGCTGGAGTAGTTAAATTGGTTGTTCGTGATAAGAAGAACGATACTTCCAACGAATATTCTCTGGTCGTTGGTGAAACCACGGGAACTTTTGTTTTGAACTTCAAGGTTGAAAACATTAAGATTCTTCCTGGTTCTTATGAGGTTGTGATCTCCAAGAAACTTCTTTCTCGGTTCCAATCCGAGGATAAGAATTTGACATATTACATTGCTTTGGAACCTGATTCCACCTATGATGAGTGAGTTGACTCACCTATATTATGAACATCTTTGTGACTTCCGAGTTTCCTGCAGAGAGTGCTATCTGCCTTCCAGATAAACACATAGTAAAGATGCCTCTAGAGTGTTGTCAAATGCTCTCTATCGTGGCATCAGAGAAATGGGGTCACGGATACGGAACCCTCCCTAAGACCGATGGCACCCCCTACAAGACCGAGAAAGGCGCCTTCCGCAATCACCCCTGCACCAAGTGGGCCGCAGAGACTATTGACAATGCATATTGGTTAATCAAATGGGGGATGAACTTGTGCGATGAGTATACCTTAAGGTATAATAAGACTCATTCGTGTTACAAGACTCTTGTAGATGCTTACTATTTGTTTCCCAAAGGTAAGTTGACGAATGTAACTCCAT